GTTCGGCTGGGCCTTTGGCTTTTGCTACTACACCTTTCATACGAGCGCAAAATGACGCTTTGCGCCCTTCGTCAGCCTTGGTCTTAGGGTTTGGCGCTGGAGCCTTCAATTTCGACCCCGTTTCCCGATTGTATTTCGCGCGGCCCTTGGCCGTCAAACCAGCGCCCTTGCTTACCGGCAGCTTTTCGCCCCGGCCTACTGACAGCGAGACGCCTTTTTTAGCCATTAGTCAGCTCGATTGTGGATAATTGTGTAGGTAAGCTGCACAGCCTCCGACAACGAACCGCCACCGCCTTTGCGGTTTGCTAGGGCAAGATCAGCAAATCCTGTACCAATGTCACCGACATACGCCAGATAGTCGCCTGCGCCGCCCACACCGCCCGATATGTTCATAATGACCACATCGTTGGTTTGAATGGTGCTGTTGTTCATGCGAAAAACAACCGTAGAGTTATTGTTGAGCGATGCGTCGTCCATCGTAATGCGCCCGGTCGGCGTATTGATTGTCACCGGCGTTGACTTGCTGGTGAGCTGCGTAACAGTGCTATAGGCGCATGAACAATAGCCTAGCTCTTCGGTCGCAAAGACCTGCGTACCACGCACGAACCGGGGGTCGTTACGGCCAATTTCGCCACCGTCAATATCTTGGTCGCGGTAGGCAACGCCGATAGGCTTGCGGTCACCCATTAGTTAGGCTCCCATCCATGAAGTTGAGATACTGTTGGGAGAATACGCCCTATTGGATTTTTTCTCAACATATTCTCGATGGGCCACCGGGAAGGCAAACGTCACAGCGATGGCGTCAGCCGCATCCGGCGAGGCCAGCCCGCGTGACTTCATGTCTTTTTTCGACTCCAAGAAGATCGCCCCCTTGGAGTCAGGTTTCATCATGGGCGAGATCAGGTCGGTCTTAAGAAACCGATCATTAGGAATACTGGCGGTCTTGAGCCACTCTCGCATGTCACCCCACATCTGCGCCCGCAGGTTGCCGTACATGATGGGGGTCTTTGACCGATTGCCAAAGTTCACGCCCTTTATCTTATAGCGCTGCTCCTTTAGCCTGTCCACAATGCCCGCGCCCAGGCCGCCCTCGTCGATTACCACCAGCGCTGGCTTGTATTCTTCAATCGCCTCGATCACATGCCCCACGACCGTCATCGTGTCGTCGCCCTTGTAGCGCTTTAACGTCACAATGTCGCGGCCCTGCCGCACGGCGATCACGGTGTTGTCGGCCCCGAACCGTGCTGGGTCAACCCCGACAATAATCGGCGCCGAGTTGTCCTTGTACTTTTCCCGCGCCATCGCGTCCTCCACGACTTGCAGGCCAATGAACTGGTCGTCGCCTGCATCGGGAAACTGACCGTAGACTTCGACATACGCTTGGGAGGAGTCCGGCCCGTACTCATCAATGATCTGCTGGTAGGTCGCCTTGTCGGTGCCTTCGACCGTCCGGGCGTCCACCACTTTTGTAGCCCAGAAGTCACGCTTGGAATTAAAGCACTCGTAGAAGTACCCGCTGTTGCGCCGTGGGTTAGAGAAGCAACACCAAAAGCGGTTCGGCGTGTTCTCTGTAAAGAAGCCACTCGTCACCGCCCAGATGGCGTCGTCAATACCTGACGCCTCATCAAATATGACCATCACCCCATCGAAGTTATGCACCCCCGCGTAGGCGTCCGGGTTCTCGGCTGACCACAGCCGCCCCTCCACGCCCCAGTACCGAGTGCCTTTCTTCAGGTCGCGCTCGACCAGCTCGGTCAGCCATTTCGCAGGCATCACCCGTGTGGCGCTCACCTCGAACCAGTGGCTATTCATCGCCATCGCCAGCCACTTGGTTATCTCGGCCCAAGTCACCGAGCGTAGCTGGTTCTCGCTGTTGGCCGATATGATCGTCGTTGACCCGATTCTGGTGGACAGCATCCAAATCGTCACCCAACTAACGAGCGCCGACTTGCCAATGCCGCGCCCTGAGCTTACCGCTAACCGCAACGTATCAAAGTCAATCTTGCCGTTGTTGCGCTTGATGTGCTCACCGATCTGCAACAGCACCTCGCGTTGCCACTTACGCGGCCCATCAAAGTGTTCTAACGGCGTACCCTTTTCACCCCACGGAAACACATACATAACAAACGCCAGGGGGTTGTTCTTAATAGCGGGCGACCACAGCCGCGCCATAAGCTCTTGCTCATCGTGCGCTGAGTAGATGGTCGTTTGCATTTAGCTGTTCATTGTCTGGCGTTAGGTCATTTAGGTCACTTAGGTCAGTCACATCAAGCGCGTCGATCACTTTGTCAATTACACGCTTTTGCGCCTGCTCCAGCGCTGCCGTAATCGAAATGCGTTGCTCGACATCGACGCTAATCGCCTGCTTGGCGACCCAGCCGTGGGTGTGTTGAAGAATGGAGAGCGCCGCCTTGGCGTCGCCATTTCGGGCGGCTTCTCGTAATTGTGCTGCGGCTTCTCGTTCACTGTCAGCGCGTCCTTTCATCTCGGCCAGCCCCGCCACGGGGTCTAGCTCACAGAGTTGTCTGTATTCAGTCGGCAGTAGGCCAGCGGCCAAGGCAAGCGAGTCGCCCTTAAGTCCTAGCGACGCTGCTTCATAAATGCGCTCAAGGCGCTCTTCTGTCGCCCTAATCTTACGCGGCGCGAATGGTAGCGATTTGAAAGTCATGGCGAGAAGTATAGGACGTTTTGATACAAAAATAAAAAAAAATTGTTCGTAATCCCTCCAGGGCCATCACGGCCGGGGCCACGGCCCTGGGGGGGCCGTCTACCAGCAATCAGCCTAAAGTCAGCAAGCACTAACTTAAATGTTGTAAGTAAGGGCTAACTAGCTATAAGGTGACAGGCTAAGGGCTGGCAAGCTGAGAGTTAGCAGCTAGAGGGTTAGCAACCTGGTGCGCTTGGGTCATTTGGGTCATGGGGTACCAACCGGGTACCAACCGGGTACCAACCGGGTACCAACCTGGTGCGCTTGGGTCATTTGGGTCAACCAAAACAACATGACCCAAATGACCTAAAGCGTAGACGCTGGGGACAAAAAGCGCGGGGGGCTTTTGGGTCATTTGGGTCATTTTGTCACCCGGGAAAAATCGCGCCAAGAATTGGGGGTTATATGCGTCTACCCATATATATACTATTCTTTTAAGAATCTAACAACCATGACCCAATTGACCCAAAGCCCTCTTGAACCCCCGCGCTTGCTGGCTCTTTCGTTGGGTCATGTCACCAAAAAACATAGCCTAACCCTTGACCCAAATGACCCAAAAAAACGCCCGTTTTCCTAATAACCCTACAATTTTTAGGTTATGCAAAACTTTTCTTTACAACATGGTCTAACCTCTGTAATGTCTTAATTGTGGTACTTAACAACAACCTGGAGGGTTTCCAAATGAGAATGACTAACAACAAAATCAAGGTTTTTAACAATGGCAGCGCGTCTTTTGAGCGTCTTTTTCCGTCGGGTTTTTACTTGGTGCAATGTTACGTTGGAACCGAGTTACACGATAAGGTGCGCTGTGATGACTACAAAACCGCGCTTGAGTATTTCCGCGCTTTTCAATCCATCGCAAAAAACGCATAAAGGGGCTAGACCATGTTGAAACTCACTAAACTGACCCCCGCGCTATGGAATGGCGCGGGTTTTGGTAACTCTAGCGCGGTCTGGTCTGTTAAGGGCGCGCCCGAATGGCGCGTTTTTAGTCAGTCTGGTAACTGGTACGCGCACAATAACGCGACAAATAAGCGCATCTGGTCATTGACCCGCGCGGGCTTGCTTGAAAAATTAACTCTAAACCAAACCGAGGGCTAGACCATGACAAACGCAATAAACGAAACCAATGTACAGACGTTCCCCGTCTTATCCATTGACGCATGGGGAAACCTTGAAGACGGGTATACATGGAACCAATGGTTCAACGTAGGCAGCATTGACCTAGACCTAGACGCGGAAAACCGCGACATTATCCGCGCAATGGTCAATGCGGGCTATTTGACGGCCTTAGCCCTCGAATCGGCTGAGGTTGAAGACGATGACTACAACCTAGTCATTGTTGATAAAGAAACGCGCGAACCCGTGTTTGCCATTGAGTACGGGCCAACAATCTAACCAACCAACCAAAAAGGGTAGAAAACCATGAAAACCGAAAAAATTCGTTACATTCCGCACAATTATCAACCTTTGCACGTTGACCCTGATTTAGGGGTTGAGGTGCATGGGGCTGAGGTCAATGGCAAATGGTACGCCATAGCCTACTCAGGCAAGCGCACTAAGTCAGACTGGCATTACTCATTCAAAACAAAAGAAAAACTTGATACAACCATTGCCGAATTGGTCAATGGCCTAAAACAATCCCGCGAATTAAAAGCCCGTCTAAAGTCTGAAAGACTGCAGCCGCATGACGTAAAAATAGGTGAGGTTTTTAAGTGTTCATGGGGCTATGACCAAACAAATGTAGACTTTTTTGAGGTTACTAGCGTCAACGGGTCAATGGTTGAGGTGCGCCCCATTGCTCAAATGGCTGAGGAAACTGGCTTTATGTCCGGCGAATGTGCACCCCAAATTGGTCAATATATCGGGGATTCCATGCGTAAAAAGGTTTCAATGTCGGGGGGCAGCCCGTCTATTCGTATCCACTCATTCGCCAATGCCTACCGCATGAAACCTGTGGCAATGGTAGGTGATAAGCCCGTTTTTGATACGTCTTATTTTTCTTACTACGCATAAAGGGGGCTAGAAAATGAGAACCGAAACGATTACGCTATACCAATTCGATGAATTGTCAGATGAAGCAAAAGGAAAAGCCCTTGAATGGTTGCGCCAAGCCCAAGAATACCCCTGGTTCGATGAAGCCCTAGATTCAATTAAAGCCTTTTGCGACGTGTTTCAGGTCATTGTTGACCGCTATGAGTTCGACCCTTGCGGGTATTCTTACGTTGATACAGACGCGCAAAATTATCATTTTAGGGGCTTCACGTTAAAAGACGCGCTAAGGCTTACTGACAGTGACCTTACGGGTTACTACCTAGACTATGACCTTACGCAAGGCTTTTACGATTCTTTTAAGGTTTCGGGCGATGCAAAACAAGCCTTTGAAGACGCGCTACGGGGGGCTTGCAAGTCTATTGACCGCGATATTGAATACACATTCTCAGATGAAGCCCTTGCCGAATGGGGTCAATGTAACGGGTTCGAATTTTTAGAATCAGGCAAAAAGGCTTAAGCCCTCAACCTCTAGCCCCTCAATCGGGGGCTACTGGGTGCGGGCTTATCGCGCCATTGTTCAATTATTTTATGAGGGCTAGACCATGACAATTACAGAGATCTCAACGGTAAAAATTCCCGTTTGGGCTATACAGTTTATTGAGTACGGGGAAACCGACGATTTAACACCTGATGAGGAAAGAATTGTGCGTTTGTTTTTAAAATCTTTCCATGACTATGAGGGGCTATGTTTTGACTATCAAGGGGAAGAATACTTTTCCCATGACAATGACGTAGACGGGTTAGGCGGGGATGTTATCGACGCGGTTGTTTACGGCCATTACAAAATGGTAGACGACAATTCTAGGTCTTACGGGCCACAAGGGGCAAGCCATGGATAAATTCGATGAAATTCTAAACAAGGGGCAAGGGCTTTCGTACTGGCTTCTTTTTGCGGCCTCGGCCGTGGCCTTTTATGGCGGGCTGTGGCTGTTGATGATTCTTCTTTCACTTTTGGAGGGCTAGACCATGAGAACCATTCAAACAGAAAACGCAACCTATAAAATCGCGGATTCTCGAAACCTCGACGATTTTGTCAAACAGCTAAAGAAGCCCAAAAGCGCAGCCAAACGGTTTAAGGCCGATAAGAAGACTTTTCCCGTGTTTTTTGCGGGCAAAACGT